CGAAGCTGACCATGCAGTCGAGGCAGTAGACGCTATAAAAAAATCTAAAGGAAATATAAGTTTAAATACAAGAGTAGGAAAAAATACTAAAGGTATAGATAAATCTCAAAAAAAATACCCAGGCGAGTCAACAGACTCTACAGAATATTTTAAAACATACAGCAGTAAAAATATAAATAAACAAAATATATTAGATGAAGCAGATGATATGTGGGTAGGTGATTATGGAGGATATAGAAATAAAGGATTCTATGATGAGAGTGTAGAAGATATTATAGATATAATCACTAAAAAAGCCGAAGGCGGAAGAGTGGGTTTATATAAAGGTGGTATCATAGATTTATTAATTAAAGGTGGAAAATTTTTAAATAAAAATAGTCCTGTTGAACTTTATAAAAAATATTTAAAAAGTGTTAAAGATAGAACTTTAAAAGCAAACAAAACAGGAAAATTTACAGATCTACCACTTGAAGTAATACCTATTGCATCAGCAGGTGCTTTAGTTACTAATTACTTAAAGAAAAAATTAAAATCTTTAGATGAAAAACCTGAAGAAAAAGCCGAAGGCGGAAGAATTGGCCTAGATACAGGAGGACCTCCTATTGAACCTTATTCAACAAGTGATCCAAAAGCAGCTGCAAAAGAAATGGCTAGAAGATATATTGATAGGACAGTAGAACCAGCTAAAGTTCCAATCGATAAAGATATTCAATTAATGTTTGATTTAGATAGAGCAAAAATAGGAGGAACTAAAGATTTTTTAGGCGGTGAAATAGATTTTGGTATTAATAAAGGTTTTGGTCGGGATGATATGGGATATGGCTTTAATTGGAGCAAAAAATTTTCAGATGGGGGCTCTGTTTTACAAAGACCTATGTTTTATCAAGGTGGTTTAACTAAAACTGTTCCACCTGAAAGAGGACCTATGCCACAAGGGTTGCAATCTGATGTATATGATGGTATAATGCGTCTAGGAGTTATTAATGGCAGAAATTGATAAGAATCTCCCGAATACAGATCTACCTTCTGTTGTTGCACCAGACATGGACGTAGAAGTAACGGACGAGACAAAATTAGTAGAATCAGACAACGTTGAAGCAACCGAGCTTCCTGATGGGGGAATGGAAATAAACTTTGATCCTAATTCAGGAATCAAGGTCCCCGGAACTGAAGCCCATTTTGATAATCTAGCAGACTTACTTCCCGATGAAATTCTGACGCCAATTGGATCAGAAATGCAAGCAAACTATATGGACTATAAAATGTCCAGAAAAGAATGGGAAGATACTTACATTAAAGGACTAGATCTTTTAGGATTTAAATACAGAGTTAGAACAGAACCTTTTCAAGGAGCAAGTGGTGCGACACACCCAGTTTTAGCTGAAGCTGTTACACAGTTTCAAGCAATGGCTTATAAAGAATTATTACCATCAGATGGACCTGTAAGAACTCAAGTTATGGGTTTATCTACTCCACCTAAAGAACAACAATCACAAAGAGTTAAAGATTTCATGAACTATCAGTTAATGGATCAAATGGAAGAATACGAGCCAGAGTTTGATCAAATGTTATTTCATTTACCATTATCAGGTTCTACATTTAAAAAAATTTATTATGACGATTTACTTCAACGAGCTGTATCTAAGTTCGTTCAAGCAGATGATTTAGTGGTTCCGTATTCAGCAACCTCATTAGATGATGCGGAAGCCATTATTCATGTTTTAAAAATTCCAGAAAACGAATTAAGAAAACAACAAGTTTCCGGATTTTATCGAGATATTGATTTAGGAAAACCTCCTGTCGTTGAAGATAAAGTTGAAGAAAAAGAAAAGGAACTAGCTGGAACTAAAAAAGTTGGTAAACAAGAAGATGTATATACATTACTTGAATGCCATGTAAATTTAGATCTAGAAGGTTTTGAAGATGTTGGTGCCGATGGCGAACCAACTGGAATAAAATTACCTTACATCGTTACAATCGAAGAAGGTAGTAGAACAGTTCTTTCTATTAGAAGGAACTATGCACCCAATGATCCAAACAAAAAGAAAATCCAATATTTCGTCCACTTTAAGTTTCTGCCAGGACTCGGATTTTACGGTTTTGGACTCATTCACATGATTGGCGGATTGAGCCGTACTGCAACTGCGGCTCTCCGTCAGTTATTAGATGCAGGGACATTATCAAATTTACCGGCAGGATTTAAGCAACGAGGCGTTCGTATTAGAGATGAAGCACAACCATTACAACCAGGAGAATGGAAAGATGTTGACGCTCCAGGTGGAAGTTTAAAAGATTCATTTTTTAATCTACCATACAAAGAACCATCACCTACATTATTACAATTAATGGGGATAGTGGTTCAGGCAGGTCAAAGATTTGCCTCGATTGCTGATATGCAGGTCGGTGAAGGCAACCAACAAGCAGCTGTTGGAACGACTGTCGCTCTATTAGAACGTGGTTCTCGAGTGATGTCAGCAATCCATAAAAGGCTATATGTTGCACTTAAGAATGAGTTTAAGTTACTTGCAAAAGTATTTGCTACATATCTGCCACCTGAATATCCTTATGATGTTGTAGGCGCTGCAAGAACTGTTAAAGTACAAGATTTTGATGATAGAGTAGATATTTTACCTGTTGCTGATCCAAATATATTTTCAATGCAACAACGTGTTACATTAGCACAAACAGAATTACAATTAGCAATGTCTAATCCTGGTATGCATGATTTATACATGTCGTATAGAAAAATGTATGAAGCTATGGGAGTAAAAGATATAGATCAAATTTTACCACCACCAGCACCTAAAATTCCAAAAGATCCGGCATTAGAAAATATTGATGCAATTACTGGTAAACCTTTTCAAGCATATCCAGGTCAAGATCATAGAGCACACATAACTTCACACTTGCATTTTATGGCTATGAACATGGTTAGAAATAATCCACCTATTATGGCTGCTTTAGAAAAAAATATATTAGAGCACATTAGTATAATGGCTCAAGAACAAGTACAGATGGAATTTCCTCAAGAGTTTCAAATGTTAGCACAGATGCAACAAGCTGCACCTATGAATCCACAGATTCAACAACAAGTAGCACAACTTACTCAAAAGATAGAAGCTAGAAAAGCTGTACTGATTGCTGAGATGATGAATGAGTTTATGGAAGAAGAGAAAACTATTACTTCTCAATTCGACCATGATCCATTATTAAAGATTAAATCAAGAGAAGTAGACTTAAAAGCTATGGATACTTACAGAAAAGATGAAGAAATGAAGCAAAGAGGCGAAATAGATAGAGCTAAATTGGTTCAAAACAAAGATATCCATGAGGAGAAGCTTGATCAAAACGAAGATTTAGCTATACTACGAGCAGATACATCTTTGGTCAAACAGCAAATGGGTGATCAAAATAGAAAAGATATTGCGCGTATGAAAGCTAAAGATGTTAAAGTATTAAAAGGACCAAAAAGTTAGGAGCAACAATGGCAAAAAGCAACGATAAAAGTGCTGCACAAGGAATTGACCACAAGAGATTCATCAATAAAGATGGATATCCAAAAGGTGGTGTTGAAGTTAAAATTCCTGAAGGCATTCCAACTACTAATAAAGTAAATGGACAAAAGAGAATGCTTGCAGAAAAAAGATCTACTGTAAAGTGGTATTAGTATGGCTTGGTTTAGTCTTGCAAAAATAGCACTGCAGGCAGGTGGTAAAATTTATGCTAACAGACAAAGAGCAAAAGTTGCTATGTCTGATGCACAACTTTTACACGCAGAGCGTCAAGCTCGAGGTGAGGAAGCTTACCAAGGTAAACTTTTAGAAGCCCGTCAAAACGACTACAAGGACGAATTTGTCCTCGTGATTATTTCGGCGCCCATCATTGTGTTAATGTGGGCAGTGATGTCGGATGATCCAGCCGCTATGGCCAAGGTCAAGCTTTTCTTCGAATATTTCCAGTCGTTGCCGTCATGGTTTACAAATTTGTGGATTCTTGTCGTGGCGAGCATTTTTGGTATAAAAGGTACACAAATATTCCGTAATGGAGGAGGAAAGAAGTAATGAAAAAGCCAATAAAACCTATTAGAAGTGTAAAACCTACTTTAGGTAGAAAAAAAACTGAAGAATACTTAAGAAAACTAAAAAACAAAAGAAAGAAGTAGACAAAGGTTGTTAAATATAATATAAGGAGAAACTATGAGAAACGATTATGGCACAAGATTTACTCCACCTAGATTTAAATCTGGAGGCTCTGCATCTAAAGGTAAAAAACAAGGCTACAATGCTAGACTTGATGAATCTTTAGGAGCGAGAAGAGGAAAAAAATCTCAAAGCTTTAAAGCTAGAAGAGATGAATCTAAAGGTATGGAAAAATCTATGGGACGAAGAGCTTATGCTGCTGTCAAGACTATGGATAAAGGCAACAGAAAAAGATAATGAGCTTTATTAAAAAATGGATAGCATTTCTTTTTGCAAAAAAAGAAGTTGAACACGATTGTGAATGTATAGATACAAGACAAGCTTACATTTGTCCTAGTTGTGGAAAGGTACAATAATGTCTAAATATGGAATTCAAATAAAAGGAACGGGTAAAGCTTTAAGAATTACAGGTGCTAGACCTAATAGACCTATACATCCTTCTAACCCAGGTAATCCAAATAGACCAAAATTCAAAGAAGGTGGAAGAACAAATACTAGAAGAGAAAACAGATTAGAAGAACTTGGAAGAGTTGATGCTGAAAGAGCAAGAACTCCAAAAGGTAAAAGAAACTTAAGACAAGAGAAAAGAAGAATA